GTCGGACACCCGCGCGTCGTCGGACACCCGCGCGTTGCCGTACACCTGCGCGTCGTCGGACACCCGCGCGTCGTCGGACACCCGCGCGTCGCCGGCCACCTGCGCGTCGTCGGACACCTGCGCGTTGCCGGACACCCACGCGTCGCCGGACACCTGCGCTTTGCCGTACACCCACGCGTCGCCGTACACCTGCGCGTTGCCGTACACCCACGCGTCGCCGTACACCTGCGCGTTGCCGTACACCTGCGCGTTGCCGTACACCCACGCGTTGCCGTACACCCACGCGTCGCCGGACACCTGCGATAGGTTTTCCTCTTTTTCAATCCATCCACCTATCATGCCATCCGATATACGCTTAATGCGTTTAAGTGTAAAGTCAAGAAATATCTTTGTCTCGCCTGTAAATTCGTATTTCATTTAGGTTTCCTCGCGTCCAGAATTAGTAAGCCTATTGAGAGCGCCAACACTGCTTCAAGTCCGCCGCGCGGATCTAGCTCGGGAGCACGTGCGATACTAAGTTCTCCGCCGCTCAAATGCCCTGGCGATATGTTGGAATATATGTGGCATGGCTCAGTCTCGGTGATGGTCAAGTACTTAGTTAGGACGCCAGTCGCGATAGGCTCAATGTCCTCATCCTTCAAAGATACGGGTAAGGCCGCGGACGGTAATGCTTGAACGCACGACTGAGCCGTCACGGGCAATTTCGTAGAGTGGTGTGCTTTGTGCGATAGGTGCGGAGCTGCGCACGGTGACGCTAAAATTACGGCAGCCATTAGGGTATGTATCATCTCGCGTGTACTCCAGTTGTTTTGACCAGTAGCTCATAATGCGTTGGCTGAGTTTCATGATAGCGTCCAATAAAAATCGCCACCGAAAACACCGTAGTGCGGTGTAGCTGCCCACGTCCACGCTAGTTTATCCAACAATACTTGGCATGCGACTTTGTGGTTATCCTCAATGTTGAGCGCATGATCATATGGCACACGAATCGATCCTGCTTCGGCTTTGGCTCGAATGCACGAGCCGGTGTAGTTGGTCGCTCCATAGTATCGCGTCCGAATTGCTTGTCCGCTCATAACGCATCTCCTAAGTCATCCAGGCACCATTGAATGTATTGCGCGGCTTCATCGAAGCCTTCACGTTTGGCGCTATTGCGCTGCATCTCGCAGTATCGCTTGAACACTTGCGGGTTGCTGAAATCGGTGGCTGTATAGCCGGCGATCACTAGCTCAAGCTGCTTGGCGATGTAGCTGCACTCTTCGCGCCATCGATTGGACTGGTCTGCTTGTTCGTTCATAGACTAACACTCACTATTTTTGGATGGGTTGAAATCTTATCAATCCGCGCAATCACGTCGCGGCTGTCGATGACATCATCCATGTTGCTAATTGTGTTGCTCATGACTGTGTTTCCTCTCTATGAATAAATCGCTGTCCTGTTCAAGCCAGTAGCGCGTGCCTGTGTGGTTATCGAGCAGCACGGCATCTCTTCGGATTTCGTCCCAAAGATCCCAGTAGCCTTCGATATCCGGTCCGCGCGCTAGCTCATCCAGATCGGCCGGAGTTACATGAAGGATTACGAAGCCAGTCTGTGACTGCGCCCAGCGCGCGAAACGCTCAGGAACGTAGATGCCCCATGAGCCGTCAATCAGACACGAGCGCGCAGGTTCGTCCTCTATCGGCTCTGCGCAGCTGCAAACCTCGCCTAGCTCGATTACGGCCCCACACTCGGCACATTCGCGGGTCGCAATGAAGCGTCCATATTCTTCGTTCCAGGTTAGATTTCGGTTCGGGCATCCATGCTCATGGCAGGCCACACCGTTAACGCTAACCATCTCGCATTGGTCGCATTTCATGACTGCACCCCACACGCTGTCAGGAACCGCGCGCGGTCGAAGCGCGGGTTATCGAGTGCTAGCGCATCGGCTAGCGCAAACGCCACGAACGCATTGCGCTCTGAATAGCCGGGCGCATCACTGGCTGCCTTGATAACGGCCGCAATCAAAACGTAGTCTTTCCTAGTCATGTGAAATATCCTTGACTATCGTTGCAACAATGTGATCGGTAAGGCGTTGAGTAGCGGCTCCATCATAACTCAAAAGATCACCCGCCTGCATCGCGCGCCAAACTTGAACTGTTGAGCCGGCGCGATGTAGTGCCAATGCGCGCGCTTTCATTTGCGGCCATTGGGACGTTAGATATCGGCCGCCATCATCGCCGTGCCGATTTACCAATGCATAAGTTCTATTGCTCATGATCCTAGTAACTCCGCTTTGCGACTATCGTCGCGTGATTGGGATTGGTGCTGCTTGGCCGCGAGCCATGCGTTAGAGCCGACTGGCGCGGTTCGCAGGATGCGTTCAATTTGTTCACGTGTCATTGCGATAATCCTTTCCGAAGTTGGGATGCTTGCGGGCTGCTGTCAACCAAGCGTGGTTCTCGGCGGACATTGTCTTGGCTTTAGGCTCAGGCTGACACAGTGTTGCCAGCGCCATCAATCCGAAGTAGACCAAGAAGATTATAAAAAGTGTCGTCATAGATCGTCGCCAAACTCTGCGCGATGCACAATCATAAGTTCCTCAAGATTGCGCGGCTCAGCCGTACCATTGATTAGCGCATCGATGCGCGCTTCCCGCTTGATGTCTTGGCGTTCAAGGCGCGACATGAGCACATCATGCGCTCTATCGAGTTTGGCTTGCTCATCGCGCGCAGCCTTCGCCAGGCTGGCTCGGACGCGTTCATGAATTGACTTGGCCATCTCGTTTCGCTCCTATTCGTTGATCCTAACTAAGACAATGCAACGCGCGTGCCAACAATGAACCAATGAATTAGCCGCGCGTTTGGTTGATTTGTGCGATGCGGTGACACTAAACGTCACAATGTGACGGTCACAATGTGACGTTTAATGTCACCGCAATGCAATATAGGTGTGACATCACTTCGGCAGGGCTGTGACGTTCTGTGACGTGTGTCGCACATTAGGTGTGGAACGGTACGCAAATAACGGAACGTAATGAAATCAATAGTTTATAACGGAAAAGTTCCGCTGTGACGTGAGTGCCGTTTGTATGTCACACGACTCCTATATACGAGGCATCTAACGAGCGCGCGTTAGAGCGCATGCGCATGTGATAGAACACGACTCCTATATACGAGGCATCTAACGAGCGCGCGTTAGAGCGCATGCGCATGTGATAGGTATATTAATAAAAGGAACAAAGGAACAGCGGAACATTCTTCGCTTTTCCTCGGCATTTATAGCGTTCCGTTAGTCTGTGCCGTTCGGCAGTCATCCTGGCAAACGACACATGCGCCGCTCAGCGCTGACGTTGGACGGTGTCGCGATGCACGAGAAGTGAGGGAAGGTGTGGGAGCCCCTTTGAGAGGCTCCAATTGCGCAAGGCGAACCGGCGCTTTGTTGCACGACCCGCGTCTAACTTTAGAATTTGTTCCGTTTGCTAGAAAAACGACCCCCGGGGTGTGTCTCGCGAGGGGCCCAAAGTATGCCGCAATACAGCAAAGCCCATGTGGGGTAACGCACAGACGCATCGCGAACAAAAGGGGAGTATGGTAGGGGAACCAAGGGCGCCCACGGCGCGAGGCACAAGGACTGTGCATCTAGCTGTGAACGGAATCCGCCGTGGCGCCGTTGGTTCATCGAGCATAGCACAGGGAGGTGCGCAGTGAGTTTCACAACCGGGTCTTATCCGCCGTTCGCCAATCCGGCCATTGCTGAACTCGCGGCGCAGTTGGACGCCTCTTTGGGTGTGGCGAATGGTCTGTCGCAGTACTTGAACCAATCGTTGGGTGAAGCGATCAGCGCGAACGCGCAGATTATCAACGCGGTGGCCGGCGCCCCGAACGTGGCGCTGGTGACTTTGGATCACGCCTCGATTTGCTACACGACGGCGGGGCCGTTGAACGTGACCCTCCCGTCCATCGGCGGTGTCGGGCGGATGTGCGAGATCATCAAGGCGTCGGCGGACTCGAACACCATCACCGTGAATACGCCCGCAGGTATCACGTTCGTCGATGGCACCACGCAGTTCAATTTGTATAACCAGAACGACTACGTGGACATCATCTGCAACCCGGCGAACCTGCAGTGGTCGATACGTGGGTATCGGCAGCGCGGGCTGCCGGTGAACGGCGGGTTCTCGGGGCTCGCGGGTTGCGCGGCCATATCAATGAATTCGGCCGGTCAGGCGGCGCAGACGATAACGAGCCCCACGCCAGTTGTGTTTCCCATAATTTTGTTTGATGAGGGCTTGCCGAATCCCTACACGATCGCCACATCTACATTGTCTTTCTTCACGGCGCCTGCGTCGGGCAAGTACCTGCTAAGTGCTCAGGTTCCGGTTAGTGCAACGCTGACGAGCACCATCGGTGGTGCCGTATTCATGTCGTTCCAAATAAACACCTTCCACACCTCGACATATATGTTAGGGGTGACTGAAGCATTTGTAAGCGCAACATCCACTACAACCACGATCGCCGGGGCCATTGCACTATCGGGAATAGTCTCGCTCACCTCTGGCGATACGGTTGCGGTTTCGCTCTTGAACCAAGGGCTTGCGGGCCTACAGACCGTTACGACGGGCGGCGGCGGGCTGGGTGCCCTTGGACAGTTCAGCATTTTACAGGTCGGCTAGACAGGCAGCATCATGTGGTGGTACTGTTGGTGGGCAAGCAGAGTTATATCCTTCGTACGTCAGGAGAGCCCCTTTATGAGTTTCACACGCAAGTGGTTGGCTGCCCCCGCAATCGTGTCGATCGGCTTCTGCTTAGGACTGTGGGCATTGAACACGTTCGCTCAAACCCCGGCGCCGACCGCCCCGGCAGTGGATCTTGCGACATGGGTGCATGTCTTCGGATGCCCCAAGCCCGCAGCCCACGTGGTGCTCGTGTTCACCAACGGTAAGATCGTAGTCCTTCAGGACTTGACCCTCACCGATGACCAGAAGGCGAAGTTGCTCAAGATCATTGGCGACACGAAGGGCGTGAACATCCAGTACGACTGCGGCACCAAGACGTGATGTCAGCGTACTACGTGTTCGGTGCCATCGTGGCCTGTTGGATCATCTCCGGCATAGCAGTCACCTACGCTTTCAACAAGTACCATGAGCAAACGCGACGCCGCGATTGACGTACTGCAATCACTCTTAGGGTGGGGCGAGGACCGGGACCGGGTGAGCGCGGCGGACAAGCTCCTGCGCACGGAGAACTTGGACGCCAAGATGGCCGATGAGGCTGTGGCAACGCTCGAAGAGATCATGAACGACATGGACGCCAAGTCCAACGATCGCGTGAACGCGGCGGATAAGCTCAAAACCCACACCGCGAAGACGCGCACGGAGCACTCGCCCGGCCGGCGTCTCGCGGCGCTCACAGACGCAGAGTTGGACGCGATCATTGGCGTGACGGCCGACTCGCTGCTACAATAGGGCATGGAAGTCACCCCACTCCAAGCCCGTCGCGAGAAGGAGCGGCGCGAGAGATCGCGCGCAAGCTTGGTAGACTTCAGTCAGTCGATCGATGTGCCAGGCATTCCGGTCAGCGAAGTGACTGACGAGTACGACTCGAAAGGCAAGCACATTATCGAGACCGAACGGCCGACCTACAAGCCGATCGAGTCACGCGTTTCACTTCACCATTTGCTCATGATGCAGGCGATTCAACGATGTATAGAAACTCCCCGTGGACGGCTGATGATATTTGCACCGCCAGGATCGGCGAAATCGACTTATGCATCCGTTCTTGCGCCTGCTTGGGCGATGGGGCGCAGGCCGAATACCCAAATCATTTTGGCTTCCTATGCCACAAGTATCGCCGCGAAGCAGAGTCGCAAAGTGCGCTCGATAGTGCGCGATCCGATGTACACGGGGGTTTGGGCGGAGAAGCCGGTACTGAACGATGATCAGCGCGCGATAGACGACTGGCAATTGTCGAACGGATCGAGCATGATGGCCGCAGGTCTTCTCGCGGGAATTACCGGCAATCGCGCTGACGGCGTCATTATCGACGATCCAGTTGCCAACCGTGAGCAAGCTGATTCGGCCACATTGCGCGAGAAGACCTACAACGAGTACATCGACACGGCGATGACTCGCGCGAAGCCCTCGATGTGGACGATCATCATTCAGACGCGATGGCACGAAGAGGATCTAGCCGGTGCTATTTTACCTGCCGATTACAGTGGAGAAAGCGGACTCATACATTGTCGTGACGGACAGTTGTGGGAGGTGTTGTCTATTCCCGCGGAGGCTGAATCCGACAACGATGTATTGGGAAGAAAGCGCGGCGAATTTCTTTGGCCGGAGTGGTTTCCTAAAGAGCATTGGGCGACTTGGCGTGATAATCCAAGGGCTGCTCGCACTTGGGCCGCGCTCTATCAGCAACGTCCTGCGCCTTTCACTGGCGTCCATTTCAATCGCGAAATGTTCAAAATGTACAATCCGGATTTGGCTAGGGTAGATGCGTGATACTCACTTATGAGGGGCTCGACGCTCTGCCCAAGTCTCTTCGCATTTATGGCGCCTCCGACTATGCCACGATGGAGCCGCGCGCGGGCAAGAAAGAGCCTGATTTCACTGAACATGGCGTGTGGGGGATAGATCGGCACGGCGATCTATGGGCTATCGACTGGTGGAGTCGGCAGTGCGAGACCGACATCGGCATTGCAGCATTCATCAAACTTGTTTCGTTGTGGAAGCCAGTCATGTGGGCCAACGAAGGAGGATTGATCGATAAAGCGATCGGACCGGCGATAAGGAGCGCTATGCGGCACGCGAACAAATTCGTTTCGGTCGAGTCGCTCCCATCACTCCAAGACAAGTCGATCAAGCTTCAAGCATTCCACGCTCGCGCGACGGCCGGCACGGTTCATTTCCCCGTGAAGCGCCAATGGGCGGACAACTGCATCGAACAGCTCGTAAAATTCCCAGCCGGGCGCTGGGATGACAAAGCGGATGTGTGCGGCCTCATTGGCCGTCTAGTTGACAAGATGTTTGACGCGCAGTTGCCGATAAGCGATACTAAGCCGCTCTTGGTCCCTTTCACGGAGAAATGGATCGAGTACAATGACCGCAACCAGGCACCGAAAGTGAGGTATTTCTAATGACTGACGCAACCGTTTCCACCGCCACGGGCGTTGTGGTCGATATCGAAGCTACGATCAAAGCGGAAGTCGCGAAGGCTGTCGCCGCAGTCAAGGCCGAAGAGTCGAAGGCCGTCACATGGGTCAAGACCATGGTCGCGACCTATTGGCCGCACGTGACGCTTGCCGGCGCAGGTTATGCCGCCGCGGCGTTTGGTGTGGTCGAAAAAGTCATGAAGTTCCTCTAATGCCCGCGGATTTCAACGACCATAATCAGCTTCCTGCGGTCTGCACGACCCAGGTCACGCCGAAGAATTATCAGTCGGCCGGAATCATCACGACCACTAACTCGGCGGTGATCTCATCGCCTATCACTGTGCAGCAGGGCGGCGCAAGTTTTCAGTTGTCCACGCAGGACAACAACAATCCCGGCGGCACGTCCAACTTCGGCTGGCAGCAAGTGGCTGCGGTCGGCACGTTGTTCCCGCCACAGTCGCCATTTCCGTCTACTTCACCCGGCGTCATTGGGTCCGGCGCGGTGGCGATCGTGTCGCCTCCGATCACGTCCGCTTCGCCGATCAATACACCGTCTCCCGGCCTAGCGGCTGTCACCGCGCAGCTTACGACTCAGGTCAATCCGTTCCCTGGCACTGTGACGAGTAACAGCATCGTCGCCGAGCAGCAACTAGTAGTCATCGGACCCGTGTACTACTCGGACGGCGGCATCCTGAACGTAGTTGGCCCTGCGAATAGCAACTTGACGACCGGCGGCGGTCCGTAACATGGCACAGGTGAATTCGTCGCCAGGGGTCCCCAAGAACCTGGCGACGGTTGTCGCATCCAGTGCAACGCCGATACTGAGCGGCCCGAGGCAAATCCTCGGCACAGGTATTATTGGCACAGGCGTGATTTACGTGGACGGCCACTACAAATGGGTCAGTTCCACAGGGACGGCGAACATCAACGCGGCGCAACTTATCGAGGCTGGGGTTGTAGTTACGCCGTTTACGAGTCATACTCCGATTGTGCTCCCCACACAACTAGGATTATTTCCATGAAACATTGCCGTCCAGGCTTCGCGCCCCGCACTTCTGATGAGGCGCCCGCTAAATTGAACGATGACATGATCCCGGCGCTGCATCGCGGGCATAAGACGGACGCGAATCCGTCCGCAGCGAATCTTCAGGCGCGAGCCGATGCGGCATTCGTGAAGCTCCAAGCGAAGCGCGCCCAAGAAGAGGCGCAGGCCATCGCCGAGAAGTTGCGGCTGGGCCCCGAGCTTCTGGTCAACCCGGCACCAACTGAACCTCCGAAGGTTCTGGAGCCGGGTAGGTGAGCACGTCCGGCGCCTCCAACGGTCCTGCAACCCCTGGCGGTGGAGGCGGCATCCTTACAGATCCGCGTCAGGCTGCTAATGGAGGCATGACCGACGGTGTCGATCAGGAGCAGAAACTTTCAACTGAGGACGAAGAGAAGGAACGCGCGCTTTCCGAGAAACTTTGGAAGTGCTACAACGACGCGCGCAAGTTCGATGAAAATTTCCGCAAGCAAGTGGCGATCGACAGGCGTTACGCCGCAGGAACAAGTGATCTAGCATGGGCCGTGACGACAAACCTTATTGGGGCGTTCATCGACATCTTAGTGGCACTTTTGTATGCTCGGAATCCGGATGTGTCGGTGCGGAAATCGCCGCAAGTAGACGAATCCAACACTTATCAGATGCAGATCTTTGCGCGTACTTTGGAGATAGTGATCTCCAACCTTTGGAAAAAGGCCAATCTGAAGATCCCGGCCCGGACTGGAGTACGTTCTGTACTCTCCAACGGTGAGGGCTGGTTCAAAGCGACTATGGTCTCCGACAAGCGGCCGATGCCGGAAGTCGAGACGGCGCTGAATGATGCGCAGGAGACGCATGAGCGCCTTATAGCGCAGCAGAAGCTGCTCGAAGATCCGGAAAATGGCGACCCAGCGGCCGTCGAGGCCGAGAAGGCTGAGAAAGCGGCACTGATCGCGGAACTTGAAGAGAAACTCGAACTGGCTGTAAGCCGCATGTTCGTCATCGACTACGTGGAGACGGAGAACATCCAGGTTTCGACCGATATCAACCGCGTTGAGAACTATCTCAATGCCGACTGGATCGGGAATGAGACCTACATGACGAAGGACGATGCGCTGTCGAAGTTCCCGCGGCTCACACCCGAGGATATCAAAGGCTGCAAGTCGTATTACCAGCGGGCGCCGAAGGAATTGACGACGCGCGACATCGATAACGTGTTGCCGCAGGGAATGTTGACTGCGGAGAGCGCGCAGGCATTCGTAACGAACACCAGCACCGAAGAGTCGCTGACATTCTTGCGCGTGGTTGAGATTTGGGACCGCCGCGACAAGCAAATCCGCACAATGATCGACGGACTAAAGAAATGGGCCAAGGAACCTTACCCGCCACCCTACCCGACAAGTCGCTTCTACCCATATTTTTACTTCGCCTTCTACGAAGTCGATGGCCAACGGCACGCCCAGTCTCTCTCGTGGAGATTGTACAAACTTCAAGACGAGTATTCGTCTTCGCGCTCAAATTTCAGACTGACGCGGGAACGTTCCATACCCGGTGTACTGTTCAATGCGACCATGCTGGACGAAGTAGAGGCCAAGAAGCTTCAGGAATCGAAGTCACAGGAATATACTGCACTCCGCCCGAGTGACCCAACCATTCCGATCGGGAATTGCTTCGCGGCTAAGCCCGTCGCGGCCATCGACATGAGACTCTATGATCCGACTCTTATCCTTAATGACATGGAGCGAATTTCTGGAGTACAGGAGGCTCTGTCTGCTGCTATCAATGGACCGGGAAATCCTAAAACTGCAACGGAAGCTAGCATCCAACAGTCGGGGACGCAAGCTCGAACGACTTCTGATCGCGATAACCTCGAGACGATGCTGACTTACCTTGCGCAGTACACTGCCGAACAAGCATTGCAATGTCTATCGACCCGCGACGTCATGCGGATGGCCGGCGCGAAAGCTTTCTGGCCCACCGGCATGGATGTCGAGGACTTGTTCACCATGGTTGAGGTTCAGATCGAGGCCGGATCGACCGGCAAGCCGCGCCAGGCGACTGACATGCAGGCGTGGAGCACAATCCTGCCGCTGATCCAGAAATCGTTGCAGCAGATCCAGCAAGCATTCGCAACAGGCGACATCCCAATGGCGAATGCGCTCATCGAACTGGTGAAAGAGACCATGCTGCGCTTGGGCGACGAAAGCGACATCGAACGGTTCATCCCGCGTAAAGCCCCGCCCGGCTCACCCGGCTCCGGTGCACCGCCGCCACCGATTCAGCCGGAAGTTAGCATCAAGATCGCCGGCACTATCACGACTGCGGCGGCCATGGCTCTCGCAGCGCCCGCTCTACAGCGCGACGCGCCGAGCGCGCCGCCTCCGCAACCGACTCCAGGAGGGGCGCCACAAGGCCCCGGACCAACCAGCATGCCGCCAGCCGGCGGACCAGGCGCGCCTCCCGGACCATAGTTCAATAACGCGATAGGAAGCCCCCATGGCAGAAGAAACAGTATTGGATGCAGTAAATGCTGCGCTCGGAGACGAACTTGCGCCGGAGTCTGAGACGCCGGAGCCGGAAACCGAAGAGGAAGTCGTCGAGGGTGAACCTTCTGAGGAAGAAGGCGACACAGAGAGCGAGGAAGCTGAAGGCGATGAGCCTGATGGCGAGGAAACCGAAGAGGAGCCTGCGAAAGGCCCTAACGGCGAGAAAGAGCGCAATCCGGACGGCACGTGGAAGGCCAAAGGCGCCGAGCCGCCCAAGAAAGACCCGATCAACGATCCGATCCCCGAGAATCTCAAGAAAGACACCTCGGAGCGTATCCGTTCGTTGATCGATACCGCGAAGACCGTTACCGCGGAGCGCGATAAGGTCCAAACCGACTTCAACTATCTAATTGAGGGCGTCCAGGCGACTGGCGCGACGCCGCAGCAGTATGGCGAGACGCTCTCATGGCTCGCGTTGTTCAATGCGGGCATCAAGGGTGACGGCGCGCAGCTTGAGAAGGCTTACGAGCTGATCGAGACCGTTGCCGAGCGCTGCGCGCTCCTATTGGGCAAGGATCGCAACGTCCAAGACCCGTTGGCGGCACATGTTGACCTTCAAGGTGCCGTTCAGAAGGGTCAGATCACTCCGGAGTATGCGAAAGAGATCGCCCGCACGCGCAACGGCCAACAATTCCGCCAGCAGTTGAGCACAACCGCGCAGGCCGAGCAGGAACAGCAGACTGCGGCGGCAACAGAGCTTGCCACGGCGCGCTCCGGACTCTCGCAGCTCGAACAGACGCTCATCGGGACGGACCCGAGCTATCTTGCGAAGAAGGCCATCCTGGTTCCGGCGTTAAAGCCTGTGTTCGCCTCGATTCCGCCCTCGCAGTGGGTGCAGAAGTTTACCGAGGCATACCGCAATATCAAGGTCGGAGCGCCCGCGGCGCAGCCGAAAGGCGTACCCGCTAACCAGCCGCTCCGTGCAGGCAAGCAGCCGGCCGGTGGACAATCTAGAGCGCCGACCAGCATGCTTGACGCTCTGAATGGCGCCCTCAACAACATGCCAGGTGGAAAATGAACATTGATTACAGCAAAGTCCTTGTCGCGACGCCGATCCGCGGCAACCAAACTGTCACGCTTTACACGGCAGGCATGATGCAGTCTGCCGGCCTACACGGCGGATGGCTGCCAATGGCGGGTCAGTCGGACATCTACGTCGCGCGCAACGTTTTGGCTAATGAGTTCTTGAAGCGCAAGAACTTCGACACACTGATCTGCATCGATAGCGACATCGGCTTCACGCGTCAGAACTTACAGGACCTGATCCACTCCGACGAGGACCTGGTCAGCGGGCTATACACCGACAAGTGCCAGCCGCCAATGCCGTTCTGCCGCGCCAATGATGGACAGCCGGTACCGCTCGCGGACATTCCGACGCAAGGTATGCTACCGGCACGATTCTTGCCCGGCGGCTTCCTGAAGATCAACCGCAGTGTGTTCCAAACGCTGATCGACAAACAGATGGCGCCCACGTACGGCGCCGGAGCGTTCCACCTCTTTTTCCAAGGCCGCATCATTCTTGACAACTTGCTGTCAGAAGACTATTCGTTCTCGACGTTGTGCTTCGACGCCGGCATTCAAGGCTGGATCAACTGTGGCATTCGATTGAACCACGATGGCCGCACGCTCGACCCGCAAGCGCCACAGCCGGACACGGCATCGCTCCCGAAGCCTGCTGCCCCTAATCAGGCGGTGCAGGACTTGTTGAAGGCGACGCCATGAAGGACTTAACAATCTGCATCCCCACGTTCAACCGCGATCCTTTCTTGCAGTGGACGCTAGACAAGACGCTAGCTGACTTCCAAGGCACGAAGATCATTGTGTCCGACAACGGCAAGAGCGCACTGCCGTTCGGGTTCATGGGCGTGAAATACATGCGCCAGCAGCACAACATTGGCGCGTTCCCCAACATGCGCGCGGCGCTGCTCGCGGCGAGCACGAAGTACTGCGTGTTCTTGGGCGATGACGACTACTTGCTCCCTGCGGAGGTTCAGAAGGGCATCGACTTCCTAGAGACCAATCCGACGGTGAACGCGTACTTCGCGCCGTGCCAGTTGTACAACGAGATCGCGCAGAAGGCCGACTGGGAGGCATTCTACCCCGCGACGGACGAGACCTTCACGCGCGCCGACTTGCTGTGGAACTTCATCATCAGCAAGCACGTATGGCCCGAGCATGCTATCTACCGGCGTGCAGGGCTTCAAGACATCCTGACGCCCCGCACGTCCGCCTACTGGTGCTTCACGGATCTTGCCAATGCTGCAATGCGCGGCCCTGTGCACTTCGCGAAGACGCCGTACTACCGGAATCTGACAGGACACCCCGTCGGTGGCCGCGCAAAGCTGGGCGATCAGCAGTGCTTGACCGATTTCGACTCGTACCGCTGGGGTCTGGAATGCTTGGCACACGACATCTTCGGCCAGGCGCTTAACTTGAGCAGCCCGGCAGAAGTGGCGGAGCTTAAGGCCAGCATTACCAACATGATCAGGCAGTTCATTTGGACTCGGTATGAGGTAGCTATACGAATCCACACGGCTAATGGTAGGATGGGCGACGCCGCTTTGTTAAACAAGCGTTTGGTGATATCAGGATTTTAGGAGGTTTCTAGTGGCTAGGGAAGGCTACGCATCCGGCCCCGAAGCCGATCGCATCAAGGGTGCGACTCGTGCTATGGGACAAGCGCTCGGCTCCAACAAAGAGCCGATCTACGTCATGCGGCACGGCAAGACGGCGCTCGATGCGCTGAAGCGTTCGGACGGATGGCTAGATTTCCCGCTCACAGATGAAGGGCGACAAGGCATCATTCCGGCGCAGCAGTACCTGAAAGAGAAGCCGCTGACGACCATCTACGCGCCCGACTTGAAGCGCAACATGGAAACCGCGGAGATCATCCAGTCCGGTATGGGCGTCAACCCGCCGGATATCGATGTCACCGACGCGATCAAAACGTGGAACTTAGGCAAGAAATTAGTCGGTAGCAAGAAGTATCCTAATAGACCGATCGTCAAGCGCTATATGGCGAACCCCGAGAAGACGCCAGACGGCGGCGAGTCTATGGACACGTTCCGCAAGCGATTCTTGGGGTGGTTCGAGAAGCTCACCGAGGAAAAGCGGGCCGGTCCGGTGCTGTTAGTGCTCTCCGGAAGTTGCATCCGGGAGCTGAGCCAACTCATCGCCGGCAACCGCGACGAACACGACTTGGACGAAGGCGGCTTGATGGAATTGACCCGGACTGGTAATTCATGGACGTGTCACGGTATACTCGGCACCAAACACGGTTCCGGCGAGGAACCCAGTAGTTACGGATCGTAGGAGAACCTCAATGACGATTGGACCAAAGAGCAGCCCTAACACAGCGAAAGACGGCCAAGGTAAGGCCAGTGCCGGTTCGCGTGACGCGGAACCGAGCAATCCTCCCGTACTGCATTTGGAAGACCACCACATTGCAAAGTTGTTCGGCAAGAAATTGCCGCCGATCGGCAGCAAGATCAAGTTCAACGCTGTCGCGCATGTCGGCGCGTACAACGAAGATGGGGACGGCGGCGCCAACCCGAAAGTGGCAGGCGAAGGCAGCGGTAAGCGCTCGATGGCACTGCATTTCCATAAGATGGAAGATGGCACCGACCAACAGACGAGTGACGCTGAGAAGGAAGGACAGACCGCTAAGGGTGCGAAGGCCGAAATGGATAAGGCGCTCGCGCGTCAAGCTGGCGGCCGGAAGAAAACGATGAAAGGCGTGAAGCGGGAAGGTGAAGTCGGAGAGGGGCAGGAAGGCGAAGAGCGTAGTGAGGGTAAGGACAATGCACCCCGCGGCTCCAACGGTCCGAGCGGCAGGGCCTAAGTTTGATGGGAAATGTCTACTTTGTCGCTGCCGATGGAGCCACGGTTGACTCCTAGCTCACTCTGGTTTAACATCCCTGGTGACTGAGCACACTCTGGCCTGCCAATACTGACCACAGATCGCCTCGTGGTTGAGCCCAAATGGGTTCTCGTGCAAAGGGCTGCAATCCTTTGAGAGTTGGATGCAAAGCCGAAAGGTTTTTCATTTTCAATTTTCACAGGAGCACATAAAATGCCATTTACAGCAGAACAGCTCGCTTACGCTGGTAATGCGGCTATCAATTATTTCCTAAGAAACGACCCGATCGATCAGGTCAATATCGCGAGGCCGCTGATCAAAAAGTTGATGGAAGAAAAAAAGCCTTATATTGGTGGACTCCAGTATGTGGTAGAACAATTAAGGTACTCCAACGACTCAAATTTCCAGTCCTACTTCGGCGACACGCAGGTCACTTACAACCGTAAGCGCACCCTGCAACAGGCCAAGTACACGTGGGGCAGCTTCCACGACGGCTTCGGTCTGAACGAAGACGAACTGACTCAGAACGGCATCGTGATGACGGACGACAAGTCCAGCGTCCCGAGCGAAGCCGAGAAGGTCCAGTTGACGAATCTTCTCCAGGAGAACAGCGAGACCTTGAAGCTGGGCTTCCAAGAGAACTTTGACTACATGCTCCACTTGGACGGCACGCAGTCAACGACCAACATCCCCGGCCTGGACCTTCTGGTCTCGACCGTCCCGACGACCTCGCAGGTTGTGGGCGGACTCGACCAGTCGATCTATACGTGGTGGCAGAATACGTCGATTACCGGCATCAGCACGAGCACCGCCGGCAACCTTACGCAGCAGATGGAAATCGCGTGGCGCGATTGCACCCGATACGGTGGAATGGCCCCGAATTACATCCTGGTTGGCGAACTCTTCCTCGATGCGTACCGCCTCGATGCGAAGAACACCATCAACCGCACTGTGTACATGAAGGACGATGCGAAACCGACCGATCTCGATGGCGCAGTCGGCGAGGGCATCCGCACCGGAATGTACTTCAAGAACGTCGAAATCATCTGGGACCCGGTAATGACGGTCCTCGATGGTCTATACAGCCCGACGATTCCTTGGGAAAAGCGTTGCTACTTCCTGAACACGAAGTTCCTGAAGCTGCGCCCGATCCAGGGTCATTGGATGATCAATCGCACGCCGCCGCGGGTGTACGATCGTTATGTCCATTACTTCGCACTGACTGCGAAAGCGGCACTCACCACGGGCAAGCGCAATGCGCACGCCGTGTTGAGCATCCAGTAATCGTCACAAGGAATAGAGGAAACCAACATGCAAGTTCTACTCGTTACAGGCGCCGCGACCATCACCACGTCGCTCGCTATTTATCTGCCTTATGACAAGGCGCCAGTGCCGTTCGGCGATCCGCTCGCCGCGTCACTGACGGCCGCAACGCCGACCGTCATCACCGTGCCGGGCTACTCGCCCAAGGGCGGCGATTCGGTCTCGATCTCGGTCGCTGGTACTTCGGGCTTCCTGACCACGCTGGCCGGACTCACGTCCATCAGCTTGCAGTTGGCAACGACGTACTACGTGATCGGTACTTCGATCACGGCAGTCGGCGCGTTCGAAATCACCACGACAGTCGGCGGAGTTGCTCCGGCCACGGCAGAGGCGTCCATCACGACCTTGGGTCAGCTCGGCGGACAGCCGTTCGTCCACTTGCTGAGCAATCAGAAAGATGGGACGACCCTGCCGTTCAAGCCGAGTAACACCGTCATTGCTTGGAATGGTGGTCTGACCACTGCTCTGAACAACAGCGGCAGCCCGGTTGTGAACCTGTACGGCTCGGCCGATCTCAACACCACGCTGGCCACCGGCACGTATGGCGCGCCCCTCGGGCCTGCCTCATGGGTGTTGATCACGACCTTGTCGCCAGGTGCTCCGGTTCCGGTCACGTTGCAGTACGATTGGCTGTGCGCGGCGGGTTCGACGGCTCAGGCGATTCTATTGCAGAATTGATTTTTCAACGACAACTCGCAGGAGGCCCCCATGCGATACGAGAGAGTGAAAGTACAGCGTGACACCAATACGGTGCACAACATAGCGATAGCGCCTTGGGAGATTCCCGTTCTCGAATACATATTCGAGGACGGGAACATCGAGCGGCTTGAAGAGTACGAGCTAGTGGAGAAGGACTATCCTTCCGCAGCCAAGGAACTCGACCGCTTAGTCCGTTGTTACGGATCAGATCCCAAGTCGGGCGTGCCTTATGCCAATTCGGTGTATGGCAACGCGCGGGCCGGCGAGCGTTCGCTGGCGAAGTTGATCGAGGAAGCGAAGAGTGAGGACGAAGCCGCGTCCAAAGAGAAGGTGCCCGCCCCGGCGGCTGTCTCTAAGCGCGGTCGGCAGTCTAAGGATGCCGATAGTCTGCTAAGTTGAGTGGGGGCTCCTATCGGCTGATACCCGGTAGGTTTGAGGCCCCTGGGTGCAAGCTCAGGGGCCTTTTTATTAGGAGATAGGTAAATGACTGTTGTGCTCGGCGGCCAGGGTGATATCACTGACCCGGAAGCGTGGCAAGATGCTGCGGGCAATGTCCCGCCGGCCGTCTACAGCAACGTACCGTACAACGTCAACTATCCGTTGAACGGAGACGGCCGATACTGGTTTCAGACCAACGCCTATTCGGTCGATGCGAGCGGACCGATTACCTTTATAGGAAATCCGCTATACATCTCGACATTCGACAGCGTCAACCTGCAATGGAGCATTGTCCAAGCGGCGAATGACGGTAGCACGCCGCTACTTGCGTACCTGACGAGCGGCGCCGCGTGGACTACGGTCACGCTGACGAGTGCCGGCACGCAGTTGGGTGGCCTTCAGAATGGACAAATCATCGTCCCGCTGAACACGCTTGCTACGACGTCAGTGTTCGAAGTTCAGGTTTACTCGTCGGGCGGCATCTCTAGCGCTTCGGCGCTCAAATATGAGATAGCACTAGCTATCACGCGAAATGTAAACGAGGGGTTGTCATTTGATAACCCGAATCCGTTTGATGCGATCAATTACAACGGCGCCGTAGCCGACACTGTTGTACCGACTTCCACACTCGCGGCATTGCGCTCGCGCATCATGATACGCTTAGGGTTCTCGAACCAAGCGGCTAATCCGCCGCCCGGCATGGCCGCGCTCGTGAACGATTTCCTCCAAAGCGCGCAGACCTTCCTGTATAAACGTTATCTGCAACTTCACACGAAGCGCCTGTTCCGCTGGAAGGTCAACCCCGGACAGCGCTGGTATTCTCTCAAGGACAATGATGAGAACGTGCTTGAAGGCGTGACGATGGATCCGATGAAATGCGTCGAGTGGGTCGGCATTCAGGATACGCGCAACGTCTGGTATCCCATGATCCAAGGCATACCGCCGCAACTCTACACTATGATAACGAAGCCGTGGCGCCCGGCGCGGTACGAGATCAAGAACGCGATCGAGATTTATCCTGCGCCTGATCAAACCTATTGGTTGTGGATGAAGGGGCATTTTGGTTTGATGTCGTTCACGTTGGACACGAATTCGACTACGATTGACAGTGAGCTAATATTCCTGCATGCGCTCGCAAACGCCAAAGCACACTACGGGCAGGCGGACGCGAACAACGTCGAAGCTCAGGCTAATGCCTACCGTGCTGAACTCATCGCAGCAACGCACCAGACGGCGCACTACTTGCCCGGCACGATCGCTGTGCCGCCAGCCGTGCGGCCGACGCTCGTCCAGTTCGATATACAGGGCGGCGGGTCGTGAGACCGTACCCGCTGACGGTCCTCAATGGCGGCATTAACCGGCAGCGCATCAAGGGTGGCGCATCCGCAGCGCAACTCTATGACTTGACGAACGCTTTCATCACGAATGCGGGTTCGATCGTACCCAGAGATGGCACGCTACGTTACGCGACGCTCGATACTACGACCGTAGGTTTGGCCGCTTCTGATGGCATTTTTTATATTTTCTCAAGCCAATTTTCTACCGCTACGCCCGCCGGCTTTGAACTTATCGTGCTGCAAGACCCAACCAATCCAGCCGCCGCGGTCGAGAAGATATGGTTTGCGAAGCCTTTCCTCGGATTTGAGTATGTTGTTGCGGAATTCTCAGACGGCTTAGTGTTCCACTATTGGCTTCAGAATGACGGCACGTGGACAAGCAGCACTGTATACACGAGCGCTAGTATCGTGTTACCTCCAGTCGCCAACGGTTTGGCGTACCAAGGTGTGCGCGATTTCCCAACCCAGCCCTTGTGGACGCCTGAGACGGTCATCACTTCGGGACAATACGTTGAACCTAACTCGCCGACAGGTTTCGCATATCAAGCGGTGGCCGTCGCCGGTTCGCCGTCCCATACCGGCCAAACTGAACCTGTATGGCCGATCACGTCGGGCGCCATCATTCAGGAATTCGGCGACTTCGATGAATCCTCGTCGGATTCCGGAGGATTCGATCCCTACACAACGGCATCACCACTATCAACATCCTTAACTGATCGCTACGGAGATTCGGCAACGATTGCCAATGCCGGCGTATATGTAACAGGCAACGCGACGCTATCCACTCTCGTGTTAGCCTCGACCAAGATCAAGACATGGACCGCGGGCACGACGCAGGTACCCGGATCGGTTGTCGTGCCGACAACGAATCAGGGCGCGTTCACAAATGCCATATCAGACGGCGATTTTTCCGCCGGCACAGGTTGGACATTTTCGGATGTCGGCGGCGCAGGAGAATGGGCTTTCGGCACAGGCCGCCCCTATGTGGGCCTTGACGATATAGAAATAGTTGGCGGCACGAGCTTGGGTAGCGACGGCGCGTACGCCACAATGGCAACTGGATCTGCCGTCAAGGCAGGCACGAGTGTCACCACTACTGCATATCTCGATCCTAATAACTCGGGCGCAGCCCTAGAACTGTGGGTGCAGCTAAATTGGTACAATTCTGCATATACGCTACTCAGTTTCACGCGCAGTGCTGCCGCTGAAGGCGGCGGATATCGACCGGTCAGCGTGACTGGTGTTGCGCCTGCCAGCGCCGCATTTGTCGCCGTAGCCATACGTGCAGGTTCCGGCACGACGAGCCGAAACACAGGGTATGCTGGACTTGTCTCCTGGAGTTTGGAACAGCCGGCAGCCATCACGAATTTTATATTCGAAGCTGTACAGCCAGCGGCCGGCATCACATCGGCTACCGAACCCACATGGCCGACTGTACTTGGCAATACTGTCCTTGACGGCACGGTGACGTGGGAGGCTATCGGCACATCGATCATCACGTGGGAGGCTATCCCACTCATGATGTCCGGACTAACAACGCCATCGTTTCCGACCACGATCGGGAATACAGTCCACGATTACAGCACATTCTCGAATATTAACGGCCACATCACCACTACCAGTATGAGCTGGCAGGCGACCAGCCGGCAGGTGATCGATACGGGCGATCCCAATACAGTCGCGGTGACAATTGGCGCTTCGCACGTATTTGCAGGCGATAACGATATTGTTGCCTATTCCGCCGCAGTGAACCCGATCGATTGGTCAAGTACGAACAACGCTGGGTATCTCCCGACAGGATTGAACAATTACGGCGATAACCCCGTCACGGCTCTTGCGCTCTACCGCGGCAACCTCATCGTGTTCAATGCGGGGGGCTACCAGATGTGGCAGATAGATCCCGATCCGCAGAACATGGCATTCCTCGATGCCCAACCGGTCGGCTGCATCTGGACACGAAGCTGCCAGTCCGTCGCGAACGATCTCATTTTCCTTACGGAAGTCGGAGTACGCAACCTGGGCACTATCGGCGCGACTGCGAATATGGCAATCGGTAATACAGGCCAACCTGTCGACCCTCTCATCCTAGCGCAAATAGAGGGGACTACAACGACAAGCGGCTTTCCGTTTGATCCCTATTTCTCAAGCGTTTCACTGCTTTTGTTCAACGGGGCTTCAGCCATAGTAGATCAATCAAGCAATAATCAAACAATTGCATCTAACGTTGGCCCAGTCACCATATCGACATCCACAACATTGTACGGTCCTACGGCGAAATTCAATGGCGCCAACTATGGATATATGACGTTTTCGATTACTACAGCTTCCCCGAATGATATCGGGACTGGCGATTTTACTCTTGAAGGATGGCTTAACTTTCCTTCACAGGCCGCCAGTAACGGAGAGGCATATATTGTTAATTTCAACAATGTAGGAGCAAGCAACACATTCACGTTGTACGTGACCAACGGGGCAACGCCTTTTTTAGAATTTGCAACTAATAGTCACTATATTTCAACAAATTCAGGATTTGCTCTCAATACGTGGTTCGCTTTCGCCATTGTAGCTTCCGGGGCCACGATGGCGATGTATTTGAACGGAAACTATGTAGCGGCGGCCCCGACAGGAGCAAGATCGACATTTGGCCCCGGCACTCTCACGCTTGGTGGATTTGTGACGCAACCAACCTATTATCCCTACAATGGATATATGGCGGATTTGCGCATTACGAAAGGAATAGCACGGTACTCCATCACGACGGGCAGTTCGTATACCCCGAACACATCTAATTTTTACGCAATAACCACAACAACCTACGATCCGTTCACCATCTATTATCCCGGCCGTGGTCAGTATTGGCTGATCTTTGGCCCGCAAGTATTCGTGCTGACGATCAACGGTTTGCAAGGCACAAAATCGTGGTCGCGGTATATCTTCCCGCAAGCCATAACGGACGCCACATTAAACTCCGGTTCACTGTTCCTGCGCACGACAGGTAATACCATATGGCAGGTAATCACGACCGCAGGCGTTGACGATGTAAATATGACAACGATGGGTACGGACATCATCAGCACCATCCAGTGGCCCTATCTAGACATGGGTCTTCTCGGAATGGATAAAATGCTGATTGGTGTTGACCTTGTGGGCGATGGATCGACAACGATACAGATTGGGTACAACCAAACAGATAAATCTTCGTTCTCAGACAGTTCATATTTCACAACTTCAACCAGTGTTACGGCGCCATATTTCGTCGCGATCGACGACACGGTGCCCGGCACGCCGCTACCGATCCCGATTAACGCGCCGAGCTACTCACTGGTGCTTACATTCGACGGTGGTACCATCACCACGCCGAATGCATGGACGTGGGAAGCGGCCAACTTCTACCTCGCCCCTTCTGGCGGTGCGAAATGATAAAAATATATAGTGATCCGACCATGCTTGACTTTGTGAGGGTATGCCTTCAAATGCCGCAGGATGAGCGCGACCAAATAGAGGCTTTCACGGGTGTGCCATATGATGTGGACAGCACCGCAGTAAACAACTTCCTGGCCACTGGTCCGAAAATTGTCCTCAAGGTGGACGATTCACCTATCTGCATCGGTGGGTTCATTCAGCAGCGCCCCGGCGTCTATCGCGATTTCATGATCAATACGCCCGCATCATTCAGCAAAGAGCACTGGTTCGAGGTGACGCGCATCTCGCGCCGCTTCATGGATCACGTCTTGCACAATGGCGCCCACCGCGTGGAGTGCATCTGCTTAGCGAGCCGAGAAGAGCGGAACTCGCGCTGGTACAAGATATTAGGGTACAATCGGGAGGCCACACTCTACGGATACTGCGCCAGCGGCGCAGATGCTGTTCTTTTTTCGAGGGTGCGACACTAATGGGTACCGGATCAAGCGCCGCCAATGCGGCTAATGTAGCAAACGCAGCACAGCAGGCGCAGATTCAAAATTCTGTCAATCAGATCAATGCTGCGTATTCGAATCCTAATCGGACGAATCAGTATGCGGCGTACAATAAGAATCTGTCGAACTACTATACTGGGCAGGTCAACGACCAGGAGGCAACCAACGCGCGCAACTTGAAGTTTGCCATGGCGCGAAGCGGCATCACTGGTGGCTCGGCCGCCGTAGATTCCAACACGCAACTCCAGAAGGATTACACGCAAGGATTGCTCCAGGCATCTCAGCAGGCGACGGCCGGTACATCCGCGCTTGAACAGGCAGATGTCAACGCGAAAAATCAAATGATCAGTATGGCGCAGGCCGGTGGTTCCATTGGCAACATACCGGGGCAGGTCGCATCACAACAGCAGACATCGCTCGGCGCGGCGCAGAACTACGGTAACGCGAACGCCGTCAACAACCTGTTTGCAGGAACGCAGGGCATAGTCAATAATGAAGCGACTAACGCGGCAATGCGCAAATCTCAAACCACGCCATTTGGCAGTCTATACGGGTCATAGTTATGGGTAGCTTTTTCAGCAAGATTGGCATTGGATCTCATCCGGGAAGTTTCCTAAGTCCGGAGAACGTCCCCGGCTCGCCGTTCTATCGCAGACCCGGCACGCCTCCCGGTACGTCAGGCCCATACTCGGGCGTCGCCCCATCGTTAGCCGGCGCAAATGCGGGCTATGGAGGCGCTGTGCAGCCGGGCGCGAATCCGTACGCTGCGGCATCGGCCGTGAACCCTTATGCCTATGCAGCGTCGCAAGCCACCAAGACGACAGGATCGTAAAATGGGCACTTCATTCTTCAAAGCGAACGTGCAAAAAGCTCCGCAATTGGGCGGAGGCTCCCAGAACATGGAGGCACGCGCCATTGGATCGTCCACATATGCAGGGAAGGGCGCAGCGATCGGTGCACAGAAGGATATAGGCGCAGCGATGGGCATCAACAAGGCCGGATACAAAGGGCCTTTGAAGGGGACCGCAGCGTACGCTCCGGGCCCTAAGAAGACATAGTCATGGGAACTGAAGAGTTTTGGATACCGGCGGTAATGGCGGCGGTCAGCGCGGCGGGCTCGGCTGTCAACAGCAACAACGCCAACCAGCGCAGTCAAAACGCTGAAGTGCAGGCCCAAGACAACCAGAACATGTTCCGCAATCAAGCGAACAACTTGGTCAAGCAACAGACGCAGAAGATTGCGACCAGTGATCCGGATGCGATCGCCAATCAAGAGAAGGGCAATTTCGTTAACACGCTCCGGCAGAACGTCGGCGGCAACACTGGCAATACTAGCACGGATCCGACCAATTTCGGCGCGCCTACTTCCGCATTAGGTCCTACAGCAGGCGCAAGTTCTAGGTACAAGAGCGGCTCGACGGCCGCCGCCGAGCAGACGCAGCAATATGGCAATACGTACGCCGGCGATGAGAGTGCAGTAGATGCGGCTGTGCGTCAGCGTCAGAACGAAGGTTTGCAGATGCAGACGCTAGCTACGAACTTGAACGGCATCAATCAGCAGTCGTATTCGCAAGGCTTTGTCGATCAGTTACGAGCGAAAGCCGCCGGCGTTCAAAGCCCATGGGCATCACTCTTCTCCGGCGTGCTTGGCGGTGCTGCGCAGAGCGCCGCGAAGAATGGTTGGTTCACGCCTGGCCCCTCTAGCACCGCAGGTACTGCCGCGCTGCAACAGCTTCCCGGCGATAACGGATAAAATCATGCCCATACTCCCAACTGATCCGACAACCGGCCAATCTCAGCCCGCAGGCCAAGCGCTCGGCGACCTATTCGGCAACGTCAACCGTCCGCAGTTGACTGCGTTCGTAGCGAACTCCCAAGCGCGCAATGGTTTGGTGTCCGCGCAGACGCAGGACGCAATGGTCAAGGCGTCACAGGCGCAGGAACAGATGGAGGCATGGGATAAGATCAAAACTGATCTCATTGCGCAAGGTGCGCCGGAATCAGATGCCACTTTGGCGCGCGACGCTATTGTGGGAGCAAACAATCACGATCCGGTCACGGCGTTGAAAACGGTCGCACAAGCAAAGTTAGGATATGGGAATCCTCAGAGCCAAGTTGCCGGGCAGCAGATGTATGAAGGTAAACTTGCCGGCCCTGTCGCGGTGCCGGGTGAATCTGTAATGCCGGTTGCGCCGCCGGGCGGCTCTCCGTTCGGCGCTCCGCAGCAAACGCCATTAGCCGCGGCGCAGACGCAAGAACAGCAAGCGCTAGCTGGATTGAATCAGACTAAAGATGCGGCTGGCGGCTTCGCTCCACACGCTCCACCCATGGGCGCCGTATCACCGGAGGGACAGGCTGCACTCACTAAGGCAGTTCAAGAAGGGCGGCTGGATCCGACGCGAGTCAACAGCCGCTCCGCGCCGATACTTGCACAGATGGAATTACAAACGCCAGGCATGAATTTCAACCGACTACATGCAGATGCTGCGCTTCAGTCGAACGCCACATTCCAACAGCGTGCGATGAGCGTCGATATGCTGCCGGGGCTCTTGTCCAACGTGACATCATTGGGCAAAAAGCTCAACGGCGGTACGGGATACAACGATCTCAAGTCTGTCGGCGTAATGCAGCAATTTATGAATGGTCAGACGAATGATCCTGACTATACCGAGTATATGACCGCACGCAATGACACGCTGCTTCGGCTCGCGAGCGTGATGCGCGGTGTCGGCATGTCGGACCAGGCGCACACGGCAGAAGTTCAGGCAATGGCGCCCACGCTATCACCCGCCGCGCTTGACGCTTGGATGAAGGGCCAAATGTCAGTCGTATCGCCGCTACTCGAACGTCAGAGGCGCATCACTAATCTTGGTACGCCCGGCGGTGGCACTCCGGCGCCTAGCGCCGCCACTGCACCAGCTCCAGCTGCCGCACCGCCGACACCCTCCTTGGGTGACACGGTGCCGACGGTACAGGGCGCGGGCGGAGCGCCTACCGCGCCGGCATTGCCGACGTATGCCAATGAAGCCGCGGCACTTGCTGCGGGACACCATAAAGGTGATCGCGTCATAATTGGGGGACAATCGGGGACCTTGCAATAATGGCTTTCGTACCCGATCCACCCTCCAAGTTTGTGCCGGATGCACCGCCGCCCACGCCTGCGCCGCCGACGGTTGACCCAGTTCAGCAAGCAAACAATGACGCGGAGCACGAGAGGTTGCCCGGTGTCGGCGATCTCGTGGACATGATTCGAGGGGCACCTTCCCACATCATTCCGGCGCTCAAAGGAATGATTAATCAGCAGATGAATCCCTATGGCACCATTTTAGATATGGCGCACACGGTTCACACCGCGCTTCAAAATCCGGAAGCAACAATATCAACTATCGGCTCGACATTGAGAAATGCGACGGGCGCTAATGAAGGGGCAAGCGCTCTTGGTTCGGCGTTAGCGGGAGGATTGGTCACTAAAGGTATTGGTGGACTAACGGGGGGCCTTGATGCAACAGGAGGCGCGGCAGCGGCGGCAGCGGCCGAAGCGGCAAGCCCGGCAGGGCAACTTGGACTTCGCTCCACGCAGGGACGTCCCATAGCGACTACTATCGCTGGTCCTTCCGCAGCCCCTACACTAGCCGCTCAGAATCAGGCGGCGGCAACTACCGTCCTCGGTGCAGATGCAGGAGTCCCTCATGGCGTACGTGTTACTCCTACTTCTTTGGCGGCAGCACGCGTTGCGCCGGGTCAAGTGCTGGATGCTGGAGTTGCGTCTTTGCCTACTGTTCCTCTCAGTCCGGCGGCTCAAGCGCAAGTTGTTGCGGCGCGCGGCCCAGGAACAATCACGAAACCGACGCCGAATGTAGCAAGTCAGATTAACGACCTTGAAAGCAGCCTCTTATCGGGTGATCCTATCTCCGGCGAACAAGTCCGCAATACGCGCAACTCTTTGAGTTCTGACGCCAACGCTGGCATGAACTCTGCTGATGCGGATACGCGGACAATTGCCAAGTACAAGCGCGCGCTCGTTGGCGCGTTGGACCAGCATGTAGAGGATACGCTGCCGACTAACGCGCCCGTTACCGCAGAGCAGATTCAGAACGCCCGCGCTACGAGCGCCAAGAATTACAACTTGCAGGATCTCATCGGCAAGGGTGGTGATATCGATTTGCAGGCACTTGCGGCAGAGCATAGAGCCAATCCGAACAAGTTTACAGGCAATACGGCCACTGTGGCACAGTTTGCGAGCGATCATCCGGAAGTCACTGGAGGCATCACCAATGCCAACCGGATATCGCCACCCAGCTTGGCTTCCGATGCGGCCCATATAAACATAATCAACCCGCGCACGTGGGTTCAGCCGCTTATCGGCGCCGCGGGGCGCAGCAGCCTGCGCGGACCGGCTGGCGCTGCCCAAGGGATGGCAGAACAGGCGCCCGTGGCTGGGCTAGGCGGCGAATTCAACGTCGGACCGCAAACCGCCGGAGAAGCCCCAGGAGCGGCGATCCCGATGGGGCCACTATCTACACAAGGCATAGCAGCCACTCCATTGACCCAAAAGCTGGGGGACAGGATGCCGGGGCAGCGTGGGGCCGTCGGCGCGCCGGTAGACATTGGTGGGCTCCGGCAGTTGATGAACAACCCTCGGACGTACGGCGGTGGAGCGGCAGTCCCGAAAACCGCCGCGGAAACTGAACTGGAGAAGATACTGAAACAGCTCCAAGACGCCCCGCACACATTCTCAGGGGTCCCACTCGACCAGAGTTTCAGTCAGTGAAGAAGGTCCAGCTCCCAGTCATCGGCGGAGTGCGCAAGGTGATCCAGGTGCCCGGCGCCGCGTCGGCTGGCACGACTATTGCAGAAGTGGGCTCGAGCACGATCACACTCGCGCAACTCGCCGCGGCCATCAATAACATCCTGAACAACACAGGCACCACGACTCCGCCGGGCAACACTGCGCCGTCAGCCTCGCTGGTGCTCGGGCCAGGGTTGTCCGGCGGTGGCGTGCTCATTGGCAACGTGCCGCTTCGCCTCACCGCGCCCATCCCGGCGCTGCTCGCAGAGGATGGCGCGGATGGCGATCTAGGGCCGCCGGGGCCGCGCGGCCCAGCCGGCGCGGTCGGTGCAACCGGACCACAAGGCCCTGCAGGCACAGGAACCGGCGGCAGCGGCGGCATGGGCACACTGATGATGTTTGTGCCGGAAGACACATCCTACGATGACTTCCTCATACCGGGGCCACCGGGGGCGGCTGGTGCGGTGGGTGCGCAAGGTCCACAAGGTCCACAAGGCATACCTGGTACAGGCGGCAGCGGTTCAGGTGGCGGATCGAACATGATCCCCGATGAGCCGATGCAAGATGACGGGCTGATGGTTTATCCGCCCTCCTATATTGAGAATTTACGCACCTCAAATCTACTCCTTAACAACATCGTCGCTAACGGCAGCATCACGTTAACCACGAACGGGCCAATTACTTTTGTAGGTAGCAGCCCTAAAATTTTTACTTCTGGTTCCGGCGCTACACTATCTATTGCGGCATCCAACACCAATATCGCGGCCGGCAGCACTACGATTTTCACGGTGGGAAATACCGGAGTAATCGCGCAAAACGCGAACAACGGCAGTCCTACGTTAGAAGTGCTGGGGCAAGCCGTGGCAGGACAAACGAAAGGGCTATTCGTCCGATCGGGTGTTACAAGCACCGACTACGCGGTACAGGTCATCAACAATGCTCAATCGCTTCAGTTCTTTGAAATTTTTGGCGACGGCGGCGTAACCATTGGTGCCGCCGCCACGGTGAACAAAGGGCCCGGCACGCTTAATGTGCAGAATGGCGGAAGTCTTGGCGGCTTTTCGATTTCGACGCAGGGCATAGCTATACTTGCCACGCCCGCCATAAGCACCGCAACGCCTCTTACTATCTACGGTGCCTCTGGCGCATCCGCCCTCGACGTCAATGCCTCCGTATCTACCGGAAACTCCTACGGATTCGTTATCAGTGGAGGTACAAACAGCAGCGATTTTGCCTTTGATGTGCAGAACGCAGCAGGGACTATAGGTTTTATGCTGGTGCGCGGTGACGGCGGAATTTTGATCGCCAATCCGACCGGCGGCGATTTGGGGCTGGGGACTATCAACGCGCAGAATGGATTATTTGTTAATGGTGTAGGACTGACCGCCGCGGGCGCGTTGACTCTTTCCGGCGCAACACCCGCAGTGACAGCCGGTCAAACTGCTCTAGGTACAACCACAACCGCAACTGTGATCACAACCGCTGGCGGTATAGCGTTGCCGACGCTCGCAAGTACGTTTTGGGTAGTCAATGTTAACGGGGTGAAGTATGGGGTTCCCTGCTTTGCGCTTTAGTGTTATTATCTATTTGTCAATAGGGGCTATAGACCATGCAAAATAAAATTCTGAACTTTGAGTCAGCGGTACTCGCTACGCTGTCGTCCGTCGCGGGCGGCAACTTGTTGAACTGCTTTACGTCTGCAACGCCTGCCCCAGTGGGGTACACGTTCACGCAGCCGTACATCATCTTGAAGCACGTTCACGCTGTCAATTTACTGTCTACATCAGCCGCATTCATTTCACTTTTCAAAGGTGCAACCGGCTCCCAGTTGGCCACCCAAGCGTGGGAGTGGACTAGCGTCTCGATCCCGGCCAGCTCGTATATCGACTGGTATGGTCAACACCGCTTTGACTCGGCTGACTTCTTAACCGGCGTGTGCAATCTATCGACTGCCATCGTGATCAACATGGACGGGGAGATTGGATTGTCATGAGTAAAATTTACGTCGCCGAGTACGTCGATCTTGCTGGCTGCATGGACGGATCGGTTGTCATCATGCCCGAGCCGCCGACCGTTGAATATCAGGTCATTGTCTCGGCTGCGTCCAGCGGCGCGGCTACTCCCTTCCTGCCGTCTACTAAGTTCATTGAGGTCAGCACTGATACCACGTGTTCTATCGTGATCGGTCTCTTCCCGGGCGTGATTGGCACAGGCACCGCTCTTCTGACGAATAAGCGACTTTTTGCCAACGAACGTCTGATCATGCGTGTGCCGCCGGCAGTGTCGCCGCAGATGACGGGGAATAGCTTTACGGCCCCGGCTAAGTACGCGATCTTCACGACTGCGAACGTGTGATGGATATCCGCGATTGGATAGTCATAGTCAGCATGGTGGCGATCCAGCTCGCCGCGACAGGCTTCCTCTTCCGGTATCCGGACGCGGTGAATTTTGCGACGTGGGCAGGAGTGTGCGGGACCCTAACAGGTGTCTACCATCTCCTGGTGATTCGAGACTCGAAGATTAAGGACGCATAATGGGCGCATTGCTGGCATTAATTCCTCTTAAGGATTGGCTCTACGGCGGTGCCATCGTTGCGCTTATTGCGTTTGGCGTTCACGAGCGCAATCACCTGATCGCCGAGGGGCAACAGCACGAAATTGCGGCGCTGAAAACCTCCAGCGAACAACTCCAGAAACAGACCGCGGCGCAAACCGCAACCCTTCAAGCAAAAGCCACTATGGCGGAACAAGCGTATGAAAAAGAAGTACTTGCTAATAGCAATCAGCCTCCTGTGCAGCCTGTACGGCTGTGCGTCGCTGCAGCCCGTAGCGGTGGCGTCATGCCCGATGCAGGCGCCAAAGTCGCCGGAAATGTTGTCCCCGGCGCCGTCGCCGGCAGCGTTCAGCCTGTGTCTGCGGGAAATCCTGGCAGTGGGTCAGGGATTGCAGGTCCAGATATCAGCCAGTTGCTCCAAGCTCTTGCTGCTCGTGCAGACCAAGTGAGTGCCGCGCTGCGGGAGTTTCAATCGCGATGAGTAGTAAATCTGAACTTATGGGTGTTGGCGCCATTGGAACCGGAGGACTAGCCGCAATGGGGCACTTCTGCGAGATGATTCAGCCGATTCTGGCAGATATATCATATGCCGTGGCCATAATCGTGGGTATCTGGACTGCTTGGCACATGATCCGCAAGGAGCCGTGATGCTCGGCCTTGCAGGCAAGACCCTCATTCAGAACTTCGAGCGCCTCAGACTCGAAGCCTACCAGGACCCGCAGGGCGTCTGGACGATCGGCTGGGGCCATACACCGGCCGCGGAGGGTGATACCTGTACGCCGGAACAGGCCGACGCATGGTTTGCAACCGACGTAAGCTGGGCCTGCCGGGCGATCATGTACCTAGTGGATATCGCCCTCACCCAGAACGAGTTCGACGCCCTGGTGAGCTTCGTATTCAACGTGGGGCGTGGTTCCTTCGCCGATTCGACCTTGCTGAAGCTCTTGAACGCTAGGGACATACCTGGCGCGGCGGCTCAGATCTTGGAGTGGGACCATATCAACGGTGTAGTGAACCTTGGGCTAGTCAGGCGGCGCCGCGCGGAACAAGCCTTGTTTCTGACTCAGTAGTCGTCCCCGTCTCCCGAACCCTCGCGCGACGCCTCATCGTCACAAGACTCATCGTACTCGTGATGGTCGCAATCCGGCGCGCATGTGATGGGTTTTGGCATGAGAAAAGGCTACTCCGTGCTGCACCGCGGTAGGTAGCCGATTTACCATCATGGGACGAAAATACCTCGCGCCACCTCACCGGCGGTCCGGCTGTAGGTCATGCTGGTCGCTTGGCGCTTGGAGAGCCAGCCGCCGCGGGCTGCGTAGGCGTCCGGGGCGGCAAGTGTGGGGTGCTGGATGATCTTGCACCCGGAGCGCTCTTCTTCCTTGACGTGGTGCTTGTGGCCCGTGTGGATGTAGACGTAGGGGCATTGGCCCCACTGCTCCCGAAACTGCGCAGAGAATAGCTCGCCCAAAGACGTGAGTTTCGCGAGATGGCCATGGTAGAAACCTAGCAGCGTTTTACCGTGTTGGTGGACCGTGTAGGGGTTGGGTGACATGTCAACGTGCACGCGCGGGTTCTTCTCATAAAGCTGCGAGAACAGCACGCGGAGCCACACACTGCCCGCCGGGTCGTGGTTGCCTTCCTTCATCTGGACATGTACTTCAGCATGCTTCGTGAGTGCGTGCTCGATCACCCGGCGCAAGATTTTAACAGCAACTTGAACCATCTTCTGGTAGCGGGAGTCCGCATCTAGGACATGGTGACTGGTCGGCGTCATCGGCGTCAGCGAGTCGATATGGAGAAAGTCCCCAAGTTGATTCACTATCCCAACGGCTGACGCCGGGGCCGAATCGATCATGCGAATGAGCGTCTGCGTTAAGCACACTTCGGCTATCTCTAGATCCCAATCGCCTCCTGTCTCTTTGTCCCATGCGAGCATTCCTACATGACAATCGGTTAACGTATACAACGTAGCAAGATCGGCTTCGGTTGACTTAGGCGCTTTGATCTTGACTATTGGCTCCAACTCCTCGCACATCGCGGCAAGCGCGGCACGCTGAATTTCTTCTTGCTGCGCTAGATCCTGCTTGGTCTTCACCCACTGAAGTTTCGCTTTACCGTCCTCGCCGTAAAGGGTGGACGTGCCGCGGAGGGCCATGCCTGGGCCGGCCGCCGCCTGATCGCCAACAATCAGGGCCTGACATTTAGGCTGAATGCCGCGCGCTTGTGCTAGTCGGTTACGATCACTTATGGCATTGCGCGACATACCTAGGGCTCGCGCCCCGGCCGCGATAGACCCGTGCATGGCTATCGCATCAACGGTCTCTTGAAGCTGTTCATTAGTGAGTTTCTTAGGAGAACCATTTGGATTGTGTGCCAATTGAATTCCTTATGAGGGGTTGAATTCGTCGCCGAGAGATTTCTTTTTCTTCGCCTTCGCGGGTAGCGATGGGTTGCCGGCAGCCTTATCAGCCGCAATGAAGTCTGCACCTACCGACTTAGGAATGCCGAGCGTGCTGTTGCCGCTCTTTGCGGCGAACATAGCTTTTTGCTGTTGGCGACTAACGTCCGGCATTGAACTCGTTTCCGAGTCCTGATGCGTCATTAACTTGCTGATCAATCTGGTGACCGCGTGAAGCGAGTTGCTGACCGGGCTTGGTGTTACCCATAAGCGCTTTGATCATCTGCACGAGCGCATCGGCAAAGCCGCCTTGCTGTGCCTGGACGGGTGCGGGCTGTGCGGGCGGAGGCGGCGCTGATGGGCTAGCCTGCGGACTGAACGCACTCATAGTGGGCGGTGCGGCTTGGATGGTGCCATCCGGATTGACCATTGGATTCGGCATTAAAATGATTCCCCGAGTGGCTTGCTGATCCCTAACTTGCGGCGCGCAGTGGCTTTGATCGATGCCTCTTTAGACTTCGAGATATTGCCGGCACGCTCAGAGCGCGTGGCGCCACCAATGGCGAGCCGCTGGTGCTTCGCATCGTTCATCGGGAAGCCTTTTTTGCCTTTCGGGCCGCCACCTTGAAAATCACCCTTGGGGTCTGCCATAGAGAAGTCCTCCCGCTATCGCGTAATTCAGAGAGTCTAGCCTGTTTTGCTCCTCAATGTCCAACTGGAGTTGCGCTGACAGGCGCCAGATGGCTTTAGCGAGATGGTACTGCCCATCCGTATCCTTTTTGACGCCCTGTGCATAGTCGAGCATGTGGCGGAATGCCGTGTTCATCTGGTCGGGCGACTTCTCGCGCGCCCAATGTAGCCTCTCGCCGGGATTGTGTTGTTGATTGCCAGCTATCGCCACGTTGGCGACAGCCATCCAAGCGTCGAGGAAGTATTCAGTAAGGAATGTCCAGTACTGAAGCGCTTTGCGTGCTTTGTAGTCGGTAGGTAGCATTATGGGCATCCTGCGCCGATCTCGCCCGGCGCGTTAGGTTTTACAAACTGTTCATAAGGTATCCAACCTTTCGGACAATGGAAACCCCACTTGCGTTGATGGCGACCAGTGAGGAACAACGACCACGAACTGTGCACCTTATAGGGTAACTCCAGCCGGTGAGAATCCGTAGCTTGGCGCATAGTGATCGATCCTGGCCGGCGCGGGTATCTCCCGTTTGGAGTCACTTCAACGAAGCCGCCTGCCAAGATGATCGACACATTATTCCACGGATGATCGTGAAGTGCACGATCATCGTCGTTACGCAGCATGTTGTGGAGATAGATACGAAACAGTGGGGTGCTGATCACGTACCATCGGCGAATGTACGGGCGAACTTCGCCTCCAATGAACATGTCTGGTTTGCGTGGCAAAAGGTTGAAATGCCACCGGCGAGCGTTTAGCGGTTTGCCGTCCATAGAATCTAGATTTTTCACTGCTTCCTCCGTTTCATAGCGAGTAGTAAGGCGTCTTGCACGTTGCGCTTCGCGACTAGCGCGTCTACAGCGTCTTCCTCGATCGTATCGGCGGCCACAATGTCGTATACATAGACAGACCTACCAAAACCTGCTTGCAACTGCCGCATGGGGCCGATTCGCTCAAGCATTTGCATCTCTTCTCCGAGATTCCAGCCACGCCCGTACCTGACGAGAATGTTCGTAACATTCTGGAGACCGTCAATTCCGTGGCCCATGCTCTTAGGATGCGCAAGGCCCATAGGTGCGTTGCCCGATCGGAAAGCATGCATTCCTTCAGCGCTATTAATTTCGACAGCGCCTGGAAAAGCGGCTTTAATTCTCGCCACGTCGGATTTAAATGCGTAAGAGACGAGTAGCGGAGTGCCACCAGACTCACCCACAATGGATCGTAGAGCCTCAATCTTTTCATCGTGTACTCCTACCCACTGGGGGTAATCAGTGTAGACCGCGCCGTTCGCCAACTGCAAGCACTTGTTGGTGAGTGCCGCAGCATTGAATACTTCCACATCCTCACCATTTTCTAGCGTGGCGAAAAGTTCCTTTTCCAACGCTTTGTAAATCTTACGCGCCTTCTCCGGCAGCTTCACATTGATCCGCGTGACGATAGGGTCCTTCAAGTCGAAGTAGTCCTTGGTGTCAATCGTGATACAGATATCTTTAAGCGCCGCATGGATCTCCTTATCGGCGTGCGGCATCGGCTCGATACTAAAGCCATTCCAACTCTGACGAAACCACCGATCCGTGAATGAGCTGTACGTGCGACCCAAGCGCGCGCCGCGGTCCAGAAACCATGTCTGGCCCCACAAATCTTTCAAACCGTTGGGGGATGGTGTCCCGGTCAAATTGATCCATCGATCGGTCAAGTTGTGCGCGATCCGCCCTAAGCTTCTGGCGCGCTGCCCGCCTTGCCTCGATCGGAAGCCCTTTAGTCTGTCGCTTTCGTCTGCTATTACGTTTCTGAATGGCCATTTGTCACCGAAATGTTCTACAAGCCATGGGGCAAGTTCGTAGCTGCATGTGAAAATGTCTACACTTTTGGTTCTAAGTTTGTCGCTTCGCTCACATGGCGTACCTGTAAGGGGCACGATGCGCAAGTCTCGAAACTGTTCCCAGCGCGAAATATCCTCGGGCCAAGTATCTCGGGCAACTCGCATCGGGCCAAGCACAAGCCACGGCTCATTTCCCCCTTCTCCGAGTATTGACAGTAGTACAATTAAATATTCCATTGCAGAAGTTTTGCCACTGCCCATCCCGGCCCAGATTGCGCAGCGCTTGTGATCGCGCGCGAAGTCTATCATGGGCTGCTGGATGGGCCGTAAGACTAGAGGCTGCACAGAAATTTATCAACCTGTTCGCAAGTCCATAATACTTCGACGCGGAAACCGAGCCGGCGCAACATCTTGTGGTGTCGTGCCTGCCACGACTTCAATACGCCATCCGGCGCTTTGGTTTCAACGAATATGATGCGTGCGCCGTCCATTAATACGATCTCATCAGGCGGACCTACGCGCCCCGGCGATACCCACTTCAGACATTCGCCGCCGCGATCCTCGACACCTGCGCGCAATCTGTCTTCTACCTTATTTTCGGTAACGCGCACTGGTAAATCCTTTGGCGGCAATGGGCATTCCTTCAGCCCATAATGAGCTTGAATTAACAAGTAGTTCTGATAATCGTTTATCTGTGTAGCTGTCGCTGTCAGGGGGTTCGGTGATTGCTTCATCGTGTACGCTCAAGATTGGGTTGTATCCGGCACCGTCTGCGGCAAGCAGTCCGTCCATGAGGATATCGGCTCCAACACCTTCAGCGATATTTTGACACCGTTTACCCGAATACGTGCCGATGCGGGTCCATTGTCGCGTGTAAGGACAAATTCCCATGAAGCTGCTGGAGTAGTCATCGCCACGTGGCGCTGGATAACTAAGATAGCGTCCGCTAGGGAGTCTGATACGAAGCCAGTTTCCTTGTCGATCAACTGATATGTGATGTCCAACTTTGTACTCCTTGTTTTTCACTTTGAGCGCCATGCCGCACGCTTGGTCGAGGCCGGCCCAGAAGTTGCAAATCGCCGGATGTGCCGCGCGCCACATCAGCACTAGAGCGTGACACACGGTCCAGACACGTTCTTCGAGACCGTAGTCACGACGCTGCTTCAACGCTTTGTGCCATGCAATCTTGCTTGCTTGTTTGAAATTCTCTGGAATTATAGGCCATGCAGCGATAGCAAGTTCAGCCAAGCGTAAGCCGTAGGTCTCGGCCATAGAGCAGAACGCACCGACGCCCCCATAATATTGGAGGGCCAGTTCCATGACTTTTCCGATCTGGCGTTCGAGGGAGTCGTCTCCGATTGAATTCGGATCAACGCCGAAAGGGCGAGCATAGGCAAGCTTGTACGTGTCCGGTCCTTCACCTCGATCATACGCTTCAAACGCCTCTAGTTTCCAAGTCTCGCCGGCAACCCACGCGATAATACGACTCTCGATACTCTTCAAGTCGCTCGTTACGAGTTTAGAGCCTTTTTCGGCGACGATAAGTCCTCGGAGGGCGGAGCTGGCAAGTCCAAGCACGTCGTCCGGGTCATAGAGATCGATCGCCCCTGCGTGGAACATTTTGATTGCGCAGTCAATATCCCATTGAGAATGCTTAGGTCGAGGGAGATTGTGAGGTTGCAAAGTTCGGCCGGCCCATCTACCAGTCCGCGCAGCGCCGCAGAACACAAGGAGACCTCTAAGTCGCCCACCAACGTGTTGGTTAATTGCTCGCTGATACTTAGCAGTACTTGCCTTGCTAGCCTGTTGTCTGACACGTAGTAGTTCCTTGATGTGCTCGGGTAGCGATTCATCTTCGAGCCTGCGCTCAACCGTGTCCGCCGTCAAGTCGGGAAGATGCACGCCATATTCGGCGCAGTACATGCGCAGGCGTTGGACTTGCGTGGTGCGCTCGACTGCGCTGTCCGTCAGCAGCTCAGTGGTGTCCGCCATGCGCTGCTTGGCAAGTGTCGTTGCCTTCACGCACTCTTCGGCAAGCTTCAAGTCCACGGCGACGCCGCGATCATTCATTCGCTGGTCAAGGTGCCACATTGCCCACATGCGAGGCGTTGAGTTCCACTTAGGCGTGGCGCGCCACACTGCACGCATAGCATAGATGTCCGTGCCTGCATACGATAGGAACTGGTCCCATTCAAATGGGTGCGAGTGACGATCGTTATAAGTCCCATCTTTTTTAGGTTTGCTAAAGAGGGCGATCCACTCTTTGCCGAATTTGTCCTTAGCTTCATTGTCAGTCACCTTAAATACTTGGCAGAGCTTGTCGAGTGAACCCATGAGGCCGTGCATGCGAGCGAGCGCTGCGGTACAGTGCCACTTCTCAAGCGGCACTTTGGGCCACCACCAAGTAGTTGCAAGCATGGTGCGGTCGAATGCGGCTTCGTGCGCCCAGATTTCATCGGCTTGCTCAGCCGCTCGGATCAACTCTTGGACGGCGGCCAGCCAAGCTTCGGTCAAATCGCAGACAGTGACCGGCCCGTCGTCCACGGCCCACTGCACCATGATGATTTCGACAGTCTCCGCGTACTTCGCATTGCCGTACTTGAAGTTCGGTCCTCGCGTCTCGCAGTCAATCCAAAGTTTTATGGCTTCTCTCCGCCGGAATGTGGATAAGGCACGCCAAGCTTTGAAAGTTGCAGCGCAGTCTTTATCATGTCATTCACTTTGCCTTGCACATGAGCCTTATCCGGCTGATTTGCCAGCGCCTCAGCAAATTCATCCCAACTACGTGGCGCGCTCATATGCCGGTGTCCGCGTTGGCTGCATCCGGGAACGCGGCAACATGTCCTATGATGGCGCCGGCACTCAGCCACATACTATCCTCGATCTTCACATCATCCGGCTTGTTTACGCCGGGGATGAACTCGTGCACATCTCCCGTGCAAAGATCGACCATGTAGCCCGTCGTGCGGGACACAATGTCGCCAATCATGTCAGGTGCAGAGAACAGACCCGGATAGTGGTGCTCAAGACATGGGTGCGTATGAACTGTTGCTACGATATCCCAATCCTCTGGCGTATTAGCGTTGATGCGTACGCTGTCGCCCGAATAATCCGTGCGCGCAGGGCCGACAGCAAACCTACCGTGCGGGTCCTTAGCGATGAATGTGGAGCACTCATAATAGTGCGAGCATTGTTCGAGTCGCGCGGCGGCATACATTGCCGCCTCATGTACTGTATCGAATCGATGCCATCCGCTAGTCGCATTGAGTTGATCGACCACTGCTTCAGGCGTCTGTCGTTGCATATCTCCAGGATTACGACAACCCATGAAAAAACGGTGGCCTTCCACTTCGACATACCACGGTGCGGTGCCGGGTTGCGTGTCACAGTTCAGATGACTGTAGAGTCCTTGGATCGCATCGCCCGGCCCGCGGTTTGTGCAACCGAAGAGCAGTAAAGCTAACACGACATAGAAGCCAATACATGATGCTACTATGACCATCCATGCTGTTCTGCGATAACCCATTAAGTTCTCCCGTAAAGTTTTCGAGCTTCAGCCTCATCTGGTCGTAACTCGCGCGACGGTGTGCCCTTGATAATACGCTTCGGGCGCTCGCATACAAGGACCCAAGGGTACGCGTAGTGGATCACTGGCATATTGACGAGTGCGGGATACTTCCCGTGACAATCTTCAATCAGGTAAACACCTTGACATCGCGGCCATAAGTTGCCGAATGATATCTCCTGATCCTCGGGCATGTGCGAGCCGTCATCGATCACAATGTCGAATGGACCCAGTGATACAATAACGGGGTCTTTTTGATCATACTTGTAGATGTTGATTTGCGTCTCCGCGTATAGACGACAATCTTCAATGTCCACACCGATGATCTCGGCGCCGTGGCCGAAATACCGCTTCCACAATTGGAGCGAGCCGCCGTGGTCAATGCCAAGTTCCAACACGCGCGGCGACTTGCCACGGAAGCGCGCGAAGTGCTTCTCATAAATCGGTATGTAATGAAGCCATTTATCTATCTGGCGTCCGGTGTGGGACTCGAACATATCCATCAACGACATTTCTTTCACAGCAATTGGATCAGGTTCTTGCCCGATCCCTCCGCTTGTTTCTCACCAAGCCGTTCCGCCAGTTTGTACACGGCGAACGCGGCGCCCAGCGCTACCGCTGGATTCTTGGGGTTGTCCTTGATAAGTGCGTTCCAAACGTTCTCGATCTGCGATGCCGCTTTAGACGCCTGGCGGCGATGCGGTGGCGCGATGCCGCGAAGCAACTCTTCGAGCAGCGCCACGTTCTCGGTAATACTGTCACCAAATTGCATGAGGGCTCCTAAAATGCCGCGCGCCGTCTTCAGGATGGGTGCAGCGCGCGGACTTTTCAGTTACGAGTTGATATCGTCATCGCTCGGTGCGGCGATCTCGTCGAAGTCTTCTGCGTCAGCCGGCTTGCCGGCGCCCGAGAAACGATCTCCGTTCGCGCGGAATTGTACGCCCTTCAAGCCTGAGCCGATGCCGTTGTTGCCCTTGTCGTAAGCGTAGAAGCTTACCTTGATGTCCGCATAGCAGCCATCGTACGGGGCGTTCGGGTCGCCCTCTACTACCGGGTTGCGTAGGTTGTCGAACACCGTCGGACGGTCCTTGCTGCGCGCTGAGAGGAACATGTTGCCCTCAAAGCCGTCGTACTCAGCCTTGGCGTCCCCATCGCGAAGCGGCACCTTGCCGATCAGCTTGGCAGCTTTGAGCACCGCTGCGCCTTTCTGCGGCCACTTAGCCATCGCAACGGCGAGCAACTTCTTCTCGATCTCGGGAAGCTGCGGATGGTTCTTGGGGAGGATCGCGTTCAGACTGTAGTACTTGGTCGGATCGGTGCCGCCGGGGAATGCCTGCGCGGTGTAGATCGTCTGCTTGCCGAACGTCGTGATACGCACGTTCTTGATGACCATTTCATTTTCTGCTAATGCCATAAATGCTCCTGTATGAATGTATGTGTGCTATGAGCGGGGCGGATTGTAACGGTAGTAGCCGCCCGTTTGCAAGCGGCACGATGTGCAATAGATGTGACCTGGCACATGATCGCGTCCGCACTTGACTTCCTTCGTGCTGTTCGCGCATTTCTTGGATGCTTCGACCGTCATTCGCCTATGTCCTCGAAATCTTCCGCGGTTGCGCTACCAGTAAAAGTCGGACGGGAGTCCGAACCAAGGGTTAGGATCGGTCGTCCGCGTGGGCGCGAGATAAGGGGCTCGAATACGTCTGTCCAAAGTGCTTTGTTCTTCAGTATTTTGGCCGCCGCAGGAGCCGTAATCAGCTTCGGGGCGCTGTACGCTTTCGGCCCCAGTTGTCCCGTCAACGCCGCTTCCGCTGCCTTCTCGTCTATCCATTTGCGTGCTCCCTCTTTGCCTTCCACGAACTTGAACGGCTTGCCGTCCGGCCCGATGATCTCTTTGCCATCCGCGACCAGCCTGGTAACCTCGGCATCGACTGTAGCACACCACTGGCGTATGAACGGTACGGCGCCGAATGCGGACGCGAGCTTTGCATTATCTGTCGGCACTTTTGGCTCGTCGGCCGCTATGGTCTCGAAGTCAGCGCGAATCTCGTCTTGCACGTACTTCGTGCGCGCCTTGCAGGCGGTGGATGGCGCGCGGCACCAACGGCATTGACGCTGTCCCGGCACCATGTGGCTGTCGGCGTATGTACTACACGGATTGCGGATAGCTTCGCGCGCGATGTCGACCGCGATTATAAGTTTTTGCTTAAACTTTTTGAGCGCTTCAACGCTCATCAAAAACTCATCAATGTGGTTAAGCTTCGGCTGGTACACAACTAGCAATATATTGTCGATCGGCCCGAACAACTCAAAGTGCGGGAGTAAGCTTAGCGCGTAGCCCGCGAGCTGCGGATTAGGTTCTCCGTCGTACGAAGCCATGACCTTCTCGCCGCTGCCATCTTTAAGATCCTCGACAATTCCGAGTCGCTGTGTGGGTAGGACGATAGCAGCATCTGCTGTTCCTCCAACGTCTGCGGAAAGTTCGCTTTGAACTTCGACCATGAGATGTCCGCCAACAGTTCTTCGTCGAACATCGTCAATATATCCTTGAATTCTAGCGGCGCGTTCTTCATCGATCGCGTAGAGTTTTTCATTTACTTTGACCACTGACGGCATGACGCCGGATTGTAGGTACGTAGACGCGAACATGTGCGTCGCCGTACCATCATCCGCGTAGGACGAACTGCCGCCCGACTCGCGATTCTCGGCGAACGCCATCGAGCCAGGGCACGGCATCCAACGATGTGCGGCGCTCATCGCGAATAGTTTATGAGTGCTCATAGCTTACGAATTATCACAGGATCTTCACTTTCTTCATATCGCGAGAATCCCAAAAAATCGCCTTTAAATGCCTCTACGTAAGGATCAAGCCACTCGGTGAATAACTCTATTTCACCGCCGTAATTTTTTAAGTTACAGCGTACTCCAAGATACCATCGGTAGTCCCTTTCGAAAAGTTCACTGTGAGTGCGCGCAGGAAAGTACGCGCTCGACATGCGTAACATCACCGCCCATCGATCGGTGGTGAACAATGGATGGTCACATTTGGTTTCCGGTTGATCGTAACCGCCTAACATGTAGCGCAGAGTAGCTAATACTTGTGCCGGCACATCCTTACGCAGTTCAACATTATAATGCAATTCAGTATACATACCCATTATGGTAGCTCCGCAAGTTGCTTCGCGCCACGCACGAATAGTGCATGCTTCGTATCACCATCTAGACGCGAGGATTTATGGATTAGATGCAGCTCGGCCAAGATGCGGCCGGCAATGACAGCGCTCGCCGCGTCACGATACTTCGGCGGGTTACGAAGTAGCGCCGCACGTCTCATGCGGCGCTGTCTTTCTTCCGCTGTCTTCATGTGCCCAGCAGGATCTCGTTGGCTTTCGTGACGAACGCGGCGTAGTTCTCAGGCTTCAGCGTGCTCTTGCTCTTCGCGCCGAATTCGCCGAGCAACGCAATGGCTGCGTCCTTCAGGTTAGCGCTCAGCATGGCCGCAATCGCATTGCCGACCTTCTCTTCGCTGCCGTCGTCCTTCGGCTTTTCAACTTCCTGCTTCGTCTCAGGCTTGGCAAGATTGGCGGCCTTCTCGACGCGCGCTTGGGTCTGCTTGACATCTTCCTTGGGTTGCGACGGCGCGGTAGATTTACCGGCCAAAGTCTCTAGCGCTACTGCAATGCGCTCCAGTGTATTCTCAATCGACATGAGTGGGGTCTCCTATTGTGGGTCAAAATACTATAGCAATAACTCATCAACTTCCGCAAGTGGCACGTCATCGCCCTCGATATGTGCCATCAATTCCTTACCCGGTGCGCCGAGCCATCGGTTCTTATTGTGCAATACGACGCCGCGGTATACGCCCTCGCCGACGCGAAACCGAATGGCTTCGCCGTTGAACGGCTCGACGCAGAGCATCTTACCTATGCGCTTGTTGGACGGCTTGGCGGTACAATGCTTGCGCACGTACTCGCCTACATCGTTGGTGATCACGACATCTCGCGAGAGTGGCGCCGAGCGTTGCTCGAATGCTGTTACGAGCATCTCGTAGTCTTGGGCAATGGACGAGTCGATCATTTCTTGTCGATCCTTGGTGCGAATGGCGTCCGCGTTCGGACTGAACGTCGTGATTGGCACGTTGAGAAAGTAATGGCGCAGCACTGCGCGGGCGCGTGGCGTGCGTATGAAACCCTCGAAAACCCAGGCTTTTTCCGTCTCCGTCATGGGCGGCGCATTCAAATGGTGCACACCCCATTTGCGGTTGTTACCGTCAATCTGCGCCGCGTCATCTGAATTAGTGCTCGCCGTCACGACTAAGTGATTCGGCACTGAACAGCCGCGACCGTTCTTGATAGTCAATTGTAACATGTCATCCGCTATCCATTCCTCTACCTTCTTGCTTATGGACGCGCGTTCGCCGCGCGTGCCGCCGCGGAATTCTGTGAGCGCGACGACCCACTTGCCGATAAGATAGTCGTTAAAGTCACTATTAAGTGCACTCTGATTGACTCCAATATAGTAGTCGAAGCCCGCAAGTAGTTGGGGGATTGTATGCGCTATCGTTGACTTGCCATTGCCCTCGGTTTTGGACCATATGAGAGGCGCAGTGCGTATTTTGACACTCGGATACTGGATCATATGGGCATACAACTGGCGTAGCCATTCGCGGTACTCTCCATCATCGATGCGATTGAACAACCATTCGATCTTCTCGCGCTCATCTTTCATCGGTTCGAGCGGCTCGGGGATGCTTGGCGCGAAGAATGTATTAGCGAAGCGCTTGCCGTTGAACTCGAATAACGCCTTCTCGCCGGGATGGAACGCTAGCGCCTCGACGATATCCTTTTTGGGTGATTCCATCAAGATTACCGTGGGGTCTTTGAGCTTTTTGTTGGCGTACGGCATGTATGGCGTCATCATGTGGCGTATCGCTTTGTCGCCTACCAATGCGTTGCGCTCCGTGTCGAAGTACTCTTCGTTGAACACGAGAAATACAAAGCGCTCTACTACGCGCTCGGCTGCGGCCTTGCGCTTCGCTGACATGCTCTCATCTGGCGTGCTAATCACCTCATCAATTACCTCAAAGTCTTCGGGATCGGCCGGCAGCTCACCCACCAACGATTCGCCTGACGCTACGTGCTTGCCGGCGCCACTTTCGAATGAGAGCCAATGCGACTTGAGCGCCGCGTCACCAGGATATGGTATGCGCTTCACTTTGCGCGACCAATCGCACCATATGGCAAACCCTGCCGCGTCGCCGTCCGAGCCGTCGTGCAGTTGCATGCCGACCTTCAGCCACTCGTCATACTCACAGTCGGGATTGTGCTTGAATGCTGCTTTGCGCAATCGCACTAAATCGACCGACCTAGATGCAGGTTGCGCCGTGCTGATCTCCGGCTCTAGGTCTCGCCAAACGCTTAAGAGATTCGCCGGTATCGTGGGGGGGTTGCGCCAGTCGCTGAGTATCCCTCCGCCCCACTCGTATGGCTTGCCCGTGTCTGGATGGATCGAGGGCGGCAAAACATCCTGGACTGATAATCCTTCGGATGTGGCGCAGCGCAATTCTAAGCCGCTGCCGGCGGGCCGGAACGTGCGAAGCGGCCGCTTCATGCGGTACAGGAGCTTAGCCCGTCCTGCGCGGCCTGAAACGATCTGGACGGCATTATCTGCATCAAGCAGCGCGTCTAAATCAACGCCGCGCTCGGCTAGCCATGGGCGCGCTAGCTCCAAATGATCAACGTCCAGCGCGCACGTGCCGCTCAATGCGTGAAGTATGCCAGCGCTGGCTAGACCGTCAGCTGCGTCGAGCGGAACGGGGTTAGTGTGCCAGCCTTTTGCCGTGGGTCCCTTGGTGCCGCCAGGTATGGCGCAGAGCGCCCAACCGGCAGTTATGTATTCAGCGAATGACACGCTAGGGGGATTTCCTATTGAGGGCAGCGGACCGGATGCTATAGCAACAAAGCGTCCGTGTCCAATTCGCGCGGCGTTTCAGCCTCGACAATGATCGCGCGTAGTTCATCAATGCTGTACCACCCATCGAGCACGATCCGCCCGTCGCCTGTGATGCAGTAGTATTGCTCTAAGTCCATTTGGGTCCTCTCCAGAGTATATTTTGTATCGCGAAATAGACTTGATTGGCGGTTAAGTCTATTTCGCGATACGCATCAGTTTGGTATCTTCCAGATCGCGCGGGCACTCGGCTAATTGATTCATATCAATTTCCCCGCTTTTATACAGTCCTCGCAAGACGCGTGAAGGTAATCCGATGCCAGCGGCTTATCGCACAGCACGCATCGCCGTTCGACGCCCTTCTGGGGACTCGACTTTAACAGTGCGTTTTGACGCTCGCAGACCCAACAAATGCACGGTTGCTTGTGTAGCCCGTGAATGATATCGCGAAGCGTTCTATTTTCAGTCACCAGTTCGTCGCGGCTTTCCGCTAAATTGGCAAGCAGCTCGTCTAGGTTTTGCAGGAACATGTCGAACTTATCCATTGTCGGGTCCTCTTCGGGGCGCAGCATAACGCGTACAAAATACGCGATCCCGTTTCATGCGCTGGTGCGCCGTCAGCGCTTTGTTAGTGCGCTCGATGGCTCTTAGCTCCGCAGAGCGCGCCTCACGTTTCGCTTTGAGGCGATCTTTATTAGCTTGATACCAGGCTCTGCTGGTTGCACGGTTTCGCTCTTGATTGTTCTCGCGCCATGCTGCGTCATTAAGTTTCTTTTCGACAATGTGCGTCAGTCGCCATTTACGTGCGCGTTCAGCGCTTGTCATTGGTGAGATATTGCGTAAGCTCATTGTTTCACCTTGAATTGATAGCCTATCCGGCCGATGAATTGTTCGCGTGGTCCGGCTATCTCGCCGTACGCCTGGTATGGTGCCGTGCCATAGTGTTTGTCGAGGGAGATTCCTTCAGCCAGCTCCACGTGTACATTATTAGGAATATTCCACCCAATAGCAATGTCAACAAGCTCAGCGCCATAATTTGTAGGAGTTTCAGCGAATGGCCGATGCTGACTAGCGTGGGACTCATGGACGAACTCCGGTGTGACCGTGTTGGGAATCATCGCGGCACATCCTGATAAATACGCCGCTCCTGCAAGGATTGCAAGTGCTTTCATTCGATTTCCTCCACATACACCAACAGTTCGCCAGGCGCGAGCATTGACTCGCCTATCGCAAGTGCCGCCTTGGCGTCTTTGGCTGATACCACAATAAATACGCCTCCCAGAAAGCCTACCTTGTAGCGCTTCACGATTGCACCATGGCGATGATTGTAAGTACTGTGATCATTCCCCACGCGCCGGCGATCGCGATCAATTGCCACAGTGTAAGATCACTCGCACGTGAATGTAGACGACCCGTTCCAAATCTATTGCGGGTGATCATAACTTTTTAGCCTTTACGCAAATAGCGGCTAATGCCAATGCGGCTTTATATTGTTTGGCGAATAACGTGGTTGTGCCGTGAGTTTCTTTGATGGCGCATATTAGTTTTTTCTTATCGCCCGTAAAACAACCAGTCGTGAACCGCACCTTAATTTTAGCGTCAGCGTGAACAGTTAGGAACGCTTTACGCGAACCTATTGGGCCTACAAGTATAAAATCCGCGTTGCCGGACACCCGCGCGTCGTCGGACACCCACGCGTTGCCGGACACCCACGCGTTGCCGGACACCCGCGCTTTGCCGTACACCTGCGCTTTGCCGTACACCTGCGCGTCGTCGGACATCTGCGCGTTGCCGTACACCCGCGCGTTGCCGTACACCTGCGCGTTGTCGGACACCCGCGCGTCGCCGGACACCCGCGCGTTGCCGGACACCCGCGCGTCGTCGGACACCCACGCGTCGCCGGACACCTGCGCTTTGCCGTACACCTGCGCGTTGCCGTACACCTGCGCTTTGCCGTACACCTGCGCGTTGCCGTACACCTGCGCGTCGTCGGACACCCGCGCGTCGTCGGACACCCGCGCGTCGCCGGCCACCTGCGCGTCGTCGGACACCTGCGCGTTGCCGGACACCCACGCGTCGCCGGACACCT